ACCGCCAGTATGTTCAGCAGTAACATTTACTTCAAAAACTCCACCAGCAGCATTAGCAGCATTACCCGTAGGATTCGAGATAAGAGCCTGACCGAAAAATCCTAATGCCCATCCTGTATAAGCAACAACAGGGGTCGCTACTGCATGGACACATATACCTGATGCATTAGTAACAGTTATCGAATTATCGACAAGCTCTAATGTTCCACCTACTAACACACCTTTTCCAAATACAAACGTATCACCATCTGGCAAATCAAATGTCCACGTATCCCCGTCATAGTTCCATAAATCCACTGTAGTAGGCCAAGATACAGTTGCAGTTTCGCCTTCAGGATTACTTAATTTTAAAGTTGCACTATATTTATCCCATCTCATTAAATCCTGCAGCGGTACATTGTAAGGTAATATTTTTATAGCGAATGCAGGAATAGTAAAGCATAATACTAAGGCTAAAATAAATATAGTTTTAAATAATTGTTTCATGGGTAAATCACCTCGCTTTTTATTTATTTATTATTTTATTTTTTCTTATCATTTTATCTTTACGGGATTTCTCGATAGCTTTGATTTTCTCGATATTTCTACTGTTAATATTTACAGGTCTACCCACTTTTACATTTGGGATAATATAACCAAGTGAATTTCTTACTATCCAGAGGGCAGTTTCTTTATTAACATCAGCTATTTCACCGTTGGTATAAACTGTGTCATGTTTCTTATCGTAAAAATCCCGTCCAATTTTAACTTTCATGATATCTCCTAACTTAGAGGGGAAGCAGTTATACTCCCCCTCTAATTATTTCTATGCTTGACCAGATGAACCCCAGCCTAAAGCACCCATTACTAAAGTTATACCAAAGGTAACAGCAGCCTCTGCAACAGTAGCCTCAACATTAATATATCTTTTGGTAGGTTCATAATGATAAGTAACCACTCCTGCTTCAGTTATTTCGTCAAAACTATGGTCATCAGTATCTAATGAACCAGAGGTAGTTCCACTTTCTACATCAACGTTTAAAGTTCCATTAGTTTCTACATTTCCTACAGATACTTGAATCAATATTTCTTTAGGATAATTATAATCAGCTAAATCAATCTCTCCAGCGGTATCATGAGTTCCATTAGCCCTGGCATTATATTCGGCAGCAGTCATTGCTTTTGGCCTAATTGCGTCTAATACAAATAAGTTTTCACCTAAATCTTTCATTCCCATTATATAATCAACTCCTTTCAAAGTCTTTTATTTATTTTTATTTTGTAGATAATACTACAAATGGACTAATTTCAGTCGAATTATCATCAGCAGTTAAGCTACCTTTTAACCAAGGTTTCCCGTCAACATTACCAAACATTTTTAGGCAAGTTCTATTTGATAAGAAATATACATGTTTAGATTTGTCAAAAGCTGGTCCATAACCGTCTTTGATGATATACTTGCTAAAATCATACAATCCAATATCGCCTTTAGTTCCTACTGCTGGCACTTTGTAAGTCCAGATTATAGGAATACCTACTAAAGTATCCGGTATTGCCTTTGCTATATTGCCTTGAATCCATATGGAATTATTATTATCGTCTTTTAAAGCTATGATTTTACTTCTGCAGGCTTTATTGATTACCCATACCGCCTTGTTCGAATCCATAAATACATCCATCATTCCAGTAATATCAGCAAATAATATAGTACTTGTAGTATTTCTGGTAACTGTAACTGTAGCTGGGGAATTTATTACTCCTAAAGGTTGGCCTACGCCAGTCCCTTGTAAGAAATAATAATCCTCAAATGCAGTCATTCCTTCTTTATACTTCTGGGTAACAATAGCTTCCAATTGTTTAGCATTCCTCATTACCTTATCTGTTAACACACAATATCCAGACCATTCGTAAGGTTTATACTCTACTTCACCTATACTTATTTCAGTATTGGTTTTTGTAGCACCTTCTGCAGTCCATCCAAACCATACTCCGCCATAGAGGTCTCCATGAGATTGGCCAGTTAATCCAGCTTGTTCTAAATAAGGCATATCGAGTGCTGCGTCAGGTGGATTACCTGCTGGTATAACAAAAGCTCTTGGTCTTACAATAGCTTCGTTTTCAGTAACTTGCAGTAATCCCGGTCTTTGTTTAATTGGCACTAAATACCCTCCATCAGGGTCGCTATCCATAGATAACTCCTTCTGCACATACTCTTTCATTCGCTTTGCTGATTCCTCATTATTATCTCTATTACAAACATCTTGCAGGAAATTACCTAAAGATGGGAATAACTCTTCATCTTTAGCTTCTGCATTGTCGTCTGGTCTGTCTTTGGGATTTACTTTTTTAAGAGCTTCGATTTGTTCTTTAATTTCTTCTCTTAATTTAGCATTCCCTTCTTCTGCTGCCTTCTTAAAATCTTCGAGTAGTTCTTCGTATGTTTTTTTCATAATTCAATAACACTTCCTTTCTTTTTTATTTTTTGACTCTGCCTAATAATTGATTTATAATTGCTTCTATTTTTGCTTGAAATTCTGCTTCTTTTTCTGCTTCTTCTTGTTCTTTATCTATCACTATATCGTCTACTGTATCGGTCACTATATCGATTACGTTATCATCTCCTTTATCATTTTTATTATCATCATCAACGACCTTTCCTGAGTCATCCTCTGTAGTTCCAGCAGAATCCAGTACAGATTGAATTAAGGCATCAGCTTCCTGATTTAATTTCTGTGCATTCTTTAGATTACTTTTATTTTTAGCATTCAAGACCGCCCCAGCTTTTAATTCAACCGCTTCTAACTTTTCTTTTAACTCTTTATTTTCTTTAACAATTTTATATATCTCATCAAGGCTAAAGCCTTTACTCGGCTCATCTTTTTCTTCGGGTCTGTTGTCTTGAAATGAATTATTTGTTACAATCACTATGCCTTTATTCGGCTCTTCTTCTTTATCTTCGGGAAACATTTCTTCCAATTTAGCCTCATCATATTCTTTCTTATGGTCTTCAACCCATTTTTTAGCTTTTGCCATAGTCCAGCCTTTAGCCTTCTCAAATATATATGTAGCCACCTTTTTAGCTTTACCGCAATATAAAGCTGTTATCCCCTGCTTTTTATCTATATCTATCGTGGCTGTAATATCACATTTAGCGACTGGTATACGAATATATTTATCAGTTTCTTCTGGCTTGTGAATTACTTCTTTATCTTCAACATCATCAGTTGTTTCCTTATCTGCAACATCTCCCTTTGGCTCTTCTATAATTTCAATAAATCCAGCTTCTTCTAAAGGTTTAACATCAATCCCTTTACTTAACATATTAGTCAAAGCATGAGGATTTGCAGGCACGGCACAGGCTGAAAATTCTAACAGCTCCCAAGTTTTGAATCGTCTGCCTCTATTATGTATAACTTGACCATCTTTATCTTTACCTTTTTCATCTTCATCATCTACAATATCCTCTGACTTAATCGGTATAAAGCCTATGCTCCAGGCTTTCATGAATTTCTGTTTATATAAGTTATAGACTGTATCGGCAAGCGGATAAGTGCCTTCTTCTGGGAATGTTACTTTAGCTGTAATACCATTATCGGTTTTAGTTAAATCGCTTGCCTTCCCGATGGGTAAACCTTGATAATCATGTGCCATTAACACTACGGGGTTCTTTTTAAAATTAGTCAGTTTTGCCCCTTTCGGCTCAACTATATCACCTGACCTGTCAACGTCATTGGTCGTTATCGTTACATTTAAGGCACGTTCACCTTTGATTTCTTTTACTTCACTATCAAATTGTTTAAGTATTAACTCTTTTGGCATATTAAAAATCACCTCTTTTTAATTTATTTCTCGGTAATGGTGGTCTATATGGAGTAGCCATAAGACCCATTTTAGGTAAATGTATAATAATAATTACAAATCCAATAACCGGTATTGCTATTAGGATACTCGCTAAAATTAACCATAAATTATTATAAATAAAAGTCATTATTTTCCCCCTTTAATCTTTTATAACCGGCAATACAGTACAACGACAATTCACGTCACCGGGATACATTTCACCATTCGAAAACGGTTTATCTATATCAACAATCTCGCCATTCATGGCAGCATGTTCATCTCTTACCCTGTCATCCATAGTGGCAAGCCATTCTTTTTTTTCTACGACTCCACTTTGTTTATATGCTTCTAAAGCCCCGCTATTACTTGCATTAATGGTTTCAGTCCGTGCAATTTTAACCGCCCTCGACCCTTTCGCTTCATCATATACCCCGCTAATTCGTGAAGCTAAATTAGGTATGCTTTCGCCATTAGCCACACCTTCGGCTAAAGTCTTTCGTAGCTTTTCAAGGGTCGTATCGCTAATAGATTTAATA